TTGAAGGGAATTGAGGGATTTCTTCATCCCAAGACAAAAGAGCCGATTAAATTTGAAGCGGCCAACGGACATTTTGCGGGGAAGCTTATCGAGGGAGTCAGCGAGGATGTCCTGAACATGATTCCCAGCAACTTAAAGACAGAGCTGGCCGAGGTCATTTGGAATGAGGACACGTTTCATGAGGACGACGCAAAAAACTGAGACTGGCAGTCTGGCTGAGTTTTGCGAGAGGCCAGCTGGACTGCCCGAAACTCAAATCACAGGCCAAAGGTGGGCAATGCTCAAAGGAGGAATGCGAGGACAGCATTTGGAACTTTAACGGCGAGGAGTTTAAAGGATGCCCGGTCAAAAAGATAACGCCAAGGAGCTGGGAGTATTTAAGGGCGTTTATATTTTACAACCGGGGATTTCTGCCGAATCCGGGCGGATGGGTGGATCAGCCTAAAAAGTTTATCCGGGCGATGGAAATCATCGAATTCGAGATGATCAAGATGAAAGAAAAAGAGGGGAATTAATGCCGACGAACCGGGAACTTGAAATCATCATGAGGTTGAAAGACGAGGTATCCAAGCGGCTTAAGGGGATTGAGGGGGCTTTTATCCGCTTCAGGAACGGCATCAAAGAACTGGGAACCCAAATGAAACAGTTGGGCCGGGAAATTTCCCAAGTCGGCCGCGCGGTCAGCCTTCTGGGGGCTTTGATCACCGGCCCCATGCTTTTGGCGTTTCGCAATTCCGCGCAATATTCATCGCGGGTCAGCGAGCAGATGGAGCGGCTCAAGAACGTCACGACGGCTTTTCAGCTTACCATCGGCGAGGCTTTGGCGCCGATCATGGAAAGGTTCACGAATATTCTGGGGGCCCTTCTTGATCGGTGGAACGCCCTTGGTCCCGCCCAGCAACAGGCGATTATTCAGGCAACATTCATGGCTGGTGTGTATTTGACCATGACAGGGATTGTCCTGACGATTACCGGCAAGATTATCGCCTTGACCGGCACGGTTCTTAAGTTAGCCGCGGCGTTTATGAAGCTGTCCGGAAGCCAGATGGCGCTTATTGCTCTGGCCGCGGCGGTGGCGGCGCTTATTTTGTACTGGGATAAACTCGGTAAGGTCGCTGTCCCGGTTTTAAACGCCCTTGAGATCGGCTCCAAAATGGTGGCCATTGGATTCTTATCGATTATCCGTGTCATCAATCAGGCGTTATCGACGATGCTGGATAAGGCTTCTCTCATTTACGAGAGAGTTAGTCAATTCAAATTGCTTCCTGAGAGCATGAAGGTTAATTACAAAATAGCGGCGTTATCTCTAAAAGACATGTCGAATCAACTGAGGGCAAACGCATCCATCACGGAGAACTACATCAAAAATTTGGAGGGCGGGATATCGAAGATTTTGGTCAAAGGGCAGGGAGATCTGGTAGGATTTTTCGAGAAAACTCATACCAAGATTAAGTCGGGTTTTGATTTACTGAAGAACCCTCCTAAAATCAATATTGAGCCGGTTGTCAAACAGTTCAATGCGTTGAAAGACATCGCCCAGAGAACCGCCCAGGCCATGAGTCAGAGTTTGGGTGACCTTTTCTTCAACGTGGTTACGGGCAAACTCAAAGATTTAAAGCAGGTGTTTGCTGATTTCGGGCAAAGCATATTGCGGATCCTCACCAGCGCCCTGGCCAAGCTATTTTTGTTAAAGACCGTCGGCCGGGCGTTTCCGGGGCTGGGACAGTTTTTTCATCAGGGCGGAATCGTCTATCACGCTGGCGGCATTATCCAGAGGGCGCATTCGGGAATGTTGGCTTCTGATGAGGTGCCGATCATCGCTCAAACCGGCGAAGGGATTTTGTCGCGCAGAGGAATGTCGGCTTTGGGATCTGATAATTTCAACCGAATCAATCGAGGCGAGAAGATGACAGGCGGCGGCATTGAAATCAACATCCCTGTGATTATACAAGCATGGGACGTTCAGGATATCAATAGAAATAAGAGAGCTATCAGCGATATCGTTGGTGAGGCCATCAGAAACAACAGCTCGATCCGTGACTTGATAAGGAGATACACCTGATGCCGGATTTTACCTATACGCCGGATTTTGTCCTTGAAGAGGATATCGGATACAACACCCGCGTCTCCAATTTTGAGAATGGCATTGAGCAGCGGCGGGCGATTCGCTCTCGGAGCATTCGAAAGTTCAAATTGAATTTCCAAAACAAGACGAAAACCCAAATGCAGGAGATCAGGGATTTCTTTATTTCAAAGCTTGGAAAACTGACGTCCTTCACCTGGACGAATCCCACTGATTCCGTGACGTATACGGTGCGGTTTGATGAGGATTCCTTTATTTTCGACAACCACTCAGCGAACCTGTATAACTTTTCATTTACGTTTGTTGAAGTGCTATGAGATCGATTAACACAACCTTCAAGACGGAAAAGAATAATGCCACCAATAAGCCCATCCGGTTGTATACGCTTCATGATTATGACGGGCTGGGGGCAAACCTTTATTTCGCCGAATACGATACCGATGTCACTTTTAACGGCATTGCCTATACCAGATTCCCGATCACCATAGACACGATTTCAGAAAACAACAAGGGCGCGATCGATTCCGTCAATCTCATTGTGGCGAACGTTTCCCGCCTTATCCAATCCTATTTGGAGAGCAAGGATCTGCGAGGCAAAAAGGTTTCCATAAAGACAGTCTGGGCGAATCAATTAACGGACACAAGCGCTTATATCGAAGATATCTTTTACATCGATTCCTATTCCGCGGATCAGGATAACGTCAATTTTATCCTGACGAGTAAATTCGACGTCCTGGATGTGGAACTGCCTTTGCGGAGGTATTCCCGGAACTATTGCAATTGGAAGTTTAAGGGAGCCGAATGCGGTTATTCCGGAAGCGAAACGGTCTGCAACAAAACGAAGCAGGATTGCAAAGCGACCAAAAATAATTTTAAGAGGTTCGGCGGGTTCCCTTCGATTCAATCCAACAGGATCCTTTTGGGATGAGGGACAAAGATATCATCAGGAAATATTTGGGGGTCCCGTTCAAGCACCGGGGACGCACAATCGAAGAAGGGCTGGACTGCTGGGGGCTCATCAAAGCGATCTATGCGGATTGCGGCATGGATTTATTCGACCTTGATTTTTACGAAGTCAACTGGCCGCAGAATGGCAAGAACCATTTTATGGAATATTACAGCAGGCAATGGGGAAAAGTCGACCGGCCGCAGTTTATGGATGTCGTCTTGTTCCGGGCCTCGCCCGTTGTGGTGAATCACGCCGGGTTGGTCCTTAACGAATCCCGATTTATTCACGCGGCCCGGCCGGGTGTCATTGTTTCCCGTCTTGGCGAATTACAGATCTTTAAGAAAATCGAGGGCTATTACAGGTTTAAGATGAAATGGTGAGCGAAAGTCGAACCAATGATCAAGATAAAGTACATTCCCAATAGGTTTGAGCGCGATGGGGCAATCGAGAAAGAGGTCTCGTTTAACCGGGAACTTAAGCTTCAGCATTATCTTTCAGCTTTCAGTGACCTTCCGCCTGTTGATTTCGAAAAACTTGATGTCATCGTTTCCGGAAAGAACGTCAAGGACCTGGATCAATTCATCAATGACGGCGATGAAATCATCATCACCCCTAAGATCGAGGACCCGGGCACGATCTTTGGCATCATTGCCACAATTGCGACTGCTTTAGGGGCGTCCGCGACCGTGGCAGCCACAATCGCCACAATCGGCACGGCGATTGTTATCGGCGCCACTTTAGCGGCCATTGGATATTCCATTTACCTGGCGACGCAGAAACCCAGTCTGCCTTCGTTTGGAACCACCTCCGGAGGGGGCGGCCTGGATGAAGGATCGCCAACCTATAGCTGGGATGGTATACGAACAAACCGGGACGTTAATATGCCGGTACCGATTATTTACGGAGAACACAAAGTCGGAGGGACGGCAGTCAATGAATACATTTGGACGGATGGCGATAAAAACTTCTTATACACGCTTCTTGCCCTCTGCGAAGGAGAGATCGAGGGTATCTCCAATATCAAAATAAACGACAACCCGATTGCGAATTATTCCGGAGTATCGACAACGACAAAATTGGGGACGAATACTCAAACGGTCATCCCGAACTTCGAAGATCTCCACAACATCATCTCCGTAAACGTTCAATTGCTGAAAGACAGTCCGTATATTTACACCACACTCGATATCGATGTTGAAGCCTTTGAAATCAAGTTTAATTTCCCGGGTGGTCTTTACCAAGCAGACAGCTCAAGCGGCGAGATCCTTTCCTGGCAGGTCACGTATCGGGTGGAGTACAAATTATCAACGTCCGGGACATGGATTGATTTGGGGACAACAACGGTCAGCGAAAAGACGCGTTCGGCTATCAAAAGAGTTTTCCACAAAGACGGGCTAACCCCCGGGCGATACGATATCCGGGTTATGCGTACCTCAGAGAATTCCTCATTAAGTCCAACGAAACAAGGTGATTTGTATCTTCAAAGCATTGATGAGATCAAAACCGATGATCTTTCTTATCCGAATACCGCGCTCTTGGCCATTGAGGCCATCGCACAGGAACAGTTATCCGGAGCTTCGTCAAACTACAGTTGCGTTGTGAAGGGGAGGAAAATATCTGTCCCGCGGGTAATGAATGGCGGGGTTGAGGTCGATTGGGAAAACTATTATTGGGATCCGAATACAAGTCAATTCAAATTACTGGCCGATTCGGCCGTGCTTTCCTGGGATGGCACAACCTACGTTGATAAATGGTCCGCCAATCCCATCTGGTGCCTTAAGGATCTTCTCACCAATACCCGCTATGGTCTGGGTGATTTCATCACAGCTTCGCAGATCGATTCTGCGTTGTTTTTGGAAATGGCCAAGTACTGCGAGGAGCGCATTCCCGATGGATCCGGAGGGTATGAAAAGCGTTTCCGGTTAGATGTGGCCATTGACAGCGTCACCAAGGCCTTGGATCTCATCAACCAGCTTTCGGCGACATTTAACGCCTTCGCTTTTTATTCGGCAGGCAGCGTCAAATTTTATATCGATAAACCGGCGGATCCGGTTCAAGTCTTTGGCATGGGAAACATTATCGAAAATTCATTTCAGCAATCTTGGAAATCCATTAAGGAAACGCCCAACATGATAGAAGTCCAATATCTCGACAGTACCAAGGATTACGAACAGGAAACGGTTGCGATCATCGATGAGGCTTCTTTAACCGCTGGCGAGCCGATCAGGAAACACCGGATCCGCTTGTTCACAACCAAGACCTCTCAGGCCTTAAGAATTGGCCGTTATGCGTTAAAGGTCGCCCAGAATATCGATCGCATCATAAATTTCAAGGCTTCGATTGATGCAATTGCCTGTCAGGTGGGGGACTTGATTGACGTTTCGCACGATGTCCCGCAGTGGGGATTTTCGGGAAGGGTTAATCCAGGATCAACAACCACGTCCATTGTCCTGGATCAGCAGGTCACCATAGTGGCAGGAAAGACTTATAAGCTGGAAATAAGATTTTCCAATGATGCGATTGAAGAAAGAACGGTTTCCAATGCGCCGGGTAACTATACGACTTTGACAGTCAGTAGCGCCTTTAGCCAGGCCCCAGCCGCCTATGCCGTTTATGCCTTTGGAGAAACAGACATTCAAACGAAACCCTTTAGGATTATATCTATTCAACGCGACAACAAGGATGAAGCGATCCTATCAGCGGTCGAATATAACGCGGCCATTTTCGATGATTCGGTGATCATTATTCCGGCAAGTAATTATTCAGCCCTTAGCCGCGACATACCAGTCGTCACGAATTTGTCCATCGTAGAAAAGAACGTGATTCTTAAAGATGGAACGATTGGAAGCATTATTGAAGTTTATTTTTTAAAACCAATCCAAACAAGCTATCTGGTGTCGAGGTACAAAGAAGCCAAAATCTATCTTTCCGATGATAATGGTGTGAGCTGGCAGGCGGCTGGCTCTACTTCGGAAGAATTCTTTGCGACCAAAGACACTTTAAAAGCTGGATCCACTTATAAGGTGGCCGTTGTGAGCGTTTCAACCGAAGGAGCGGAGAGCTCGATAAGTTCAAGTCCGCAGGCCTCGATAACGATTGCAGGGAAAAGCCTTCCTCCAGCGAATATCACTGGATTCGCTATCAGCCAGCATGGCGATCAGCTCAATTTAAGCTGGAGCCCCATACCTGATTTAGATCTGGCGAGATACGTCATTAAAAAAGGAAGCGAATGGGCAACCGGTGATTTGATTGCGGAAAAAGTTGATGTGACGGAATTTTCCACACCCATCGGAGAAATCGGCCTCCAAACTTACATGATTAAAGCCGTCGATACCTCCGGCAATGAAAGCATCAATACCGCCTTGTACACCATCAATGTCTCACCG